GTGGAAAGTTTATGGTTCCCTTCCCCCTCGGGAGGAGCTTGTTAAAATCCAGCACGACCACTCATTAGCTAGGGCCGTCCAATACGGGTCTTTCTATATAGATGACGTGGTTAAGAAGGAGAAGCCGGATGTCTATGTTGGGGTCGAGGATATTTGGGCTTTCGCGGGATGGTGGTATCGTCCTTGGTGGAACAAGATAAACTGTATCCTGCACACGACCTTGGACTCCCTACCGATTTTGCCATTAGCCCACGAAGGGGCACAGAATACTAAGCATTTTTTCGTCTGGGCGAAATTTGCTGAAAAAGCGCTTAAGGAGTTGGGGTACAACCACGTAGAAACTGTTCACTCGGCATTTGACACGGATAATTTCAAAAAGTTGCCGGAAAAATACAGGCAGCAAATCAGGTCGGCCAAGGGGATTCCATACGGAGCTTTTGTAATCGGTTTTGTGTTTAGAAATCAGCTGAGAAAAAGTGTCCCGCAAGCGCTTGAGGGATTCAGTATGTTTCTCAAAGACCACCCGAACGCCTACTTGTTTTTTCACACCTGCTGGAGCGAGGACCCGAATAATAGCTGGGATATCCCAGCTTTAATGCGCGAATACGGGGTTCCCGAAGATAGGGTTTTGACGACCTATGTCTGCCGGAAATGCAATACTTATAACATATCCCAATTTCGGGGCGAGGGTAGAAATTGTGACGCTTGCGGGGGCCAAGCTTCTGTATTTACATCCTCAAGTTTGCATGGGGTAAGCGAGGAGGCTTTAAACGAAATATACAATGTAATGGACGTTTATTTTCACCCTATATCCTCTGGGGGGCAGGAAATGCCAATACAAGAAGCAAAACTGGTCGAGTTGATAACTTGTGTCACTAATTACAGTTGTGGAGAGGAATACTGCACGAAGGAAAGTGGAGGATTACCCCTCGACTGGTCCCCCTATAAGGAGCCCAACACTAAATTTATAAAAGCAACAACTCTACCGGAAAGTATAAATAAACAGCTTTCTAAAGTTTATGGTATGTCAAAAACGGAGCGTGAAAAAACGGGCAGAAAAGCCCGAAAATTCGCTTTAGAACATTTCGATATTAGGGTTATAGGCAAGATCTGGGAAGACATATTGGATAATATGCCCGAGGTGGAGTGGGATTATGAGTTCGAGGAGGTCCTTAAAAATCCGTCCTACGAGCCCTCCGAAGAGCCTGACAATACAAAATGGGTACAGGAGCTCTACTCCAATATCCTAAACCTCAACCTCCCCGTAGAGGACAAGGGGGTGCAGGACTGGGTAGCTTCGCTGAAGAACGGCTCGACGAGAGAGAACATCCTGAAATACTTCCGCGAAACCGCAACTAAGGAAAACCAGAACAGCAACAAAACCCGTTTCGAGGAGCTGCTCGACAAGGACGACGAGGGAAAAAGAATAGCCGTCGTCATACCTCAAAGCGCGGGCGACGTTCTTATGGTGACCTCCTTGCTGCCAAGCATCGCGGAGCTCTACCCAGACCACAATATATACTTTATCACCCAACCCCAATTTATAGAAATAGTGTTCGGAAACCCCTATGTCCATAAGGTGTTGCCTTATATAGAGGCTTGTGAAAACCTACTTTGGATGGAGGGGGCCGGAGACCATAAGGGATTCTTTGAGATCTGCTATTTACCCCACGTAGGCACACAAAAATTCCTAGACTATATTCATAATGATGAAACCAAACTTGGAGTGGAAATAAACTAGAATGCACCTTCTCGAAAGATATTCGCTAGGCTGTGGGGTGAAAATAGGGAAACCGTATTTCCAGACTCACTATTTCCCCGTCTCGCACGATAAATACATCACCATACACAATGCCGCGAAATTCCAGAGCCGCGATTATAGCTATTGGGAGGATGTGGTTGCCTACCTTAGGCCCCACTTGTCGAAAGAGGGGATAGGGATTATTCAGGTGGGCGCCGAGGGAGATCCCCCAATTCACGGGGTTGACGAAAGCACGGTTGGGCAAACCACGTTCAAGCAGACCGCTGGCGTGATAAAGGAGGCCCAGCTCCACGTTGGCATAGACAGTTTCCCCGTACACGTCGCGAGCGCTTTTGATATTCCAATTGTGGCCCTGTATTCCAACATGCACCCAAGCCACTCCAGACCCTACTGGAGTTCACCAGAGAAGGTTGAGTGCATCGAGAGCCACAGAGAGGGGCGGAAGCCGTCCTACAGCGCCAACGAGGCTATAAAGACCATAAACATGATCTACCCCGAGACAATCGCGAATGCGGTTTTGGACAAACTGGGGTTTTCCGAAAGGATATCGGATAAGACTTTGTATATTGGAGCTAGGTATTCCGATTTCTTCATAGAGCTTGTTCCCAATTTCGACATTGGGGCTGGGCCATTTCCGGACGGGAATGTGAACATCAGAATGGATCTCCATCACAACGAAATAAGAATGATGCAAGCCTTAGCGAAAAGAAAGGCCACGATCATAGCGAAAAAGCCGATAAGCTTGAACCATATCGCCCCCTATAGAGCTAATATTTTGCAAATTACGTTTTGTCTGAACGAGGACGATTTTGATGAGGAATATTTCAAGACCCTAAGCACTCTTGGGATCAGTTTCGATCTAGGGGCTTACCCCGACCAAGTGAACTCCATAGATGAAACTCGGCTGAAGTTTTTCGAGTATGACGTGGGCAAGTTCGATGTTCCCAGCAAGGAGGGGTGCAAGGTCGATGTGGATTTCGGACCCGAAGTCCGAGCTAGAAGCAACAAGGTAATCCTATCCAGTGGAATGGCCTATTGCAGCCTCCAGAATTTTAAGCGAAACATTCCGTCGGAATCCTTGATGGACAACGAGTTCACCCCCGAAGACGACAGGGACCTGTGGGAGGAAATCGACCACATTAGAATTTATAAAAAATAATATGACAACCGAAAAAACCAAAGCCGCCCCTAAAAAAAGAGGGCCAAATAAACCAAAGGGGAAATACGCGAACGTAACATTCGCCACTAGGGATGAGCACGGGCTCCTAAATACAGTAGAGCATAAATTCAGGGAAGACGGAACCGTAGATTGGAAAGCTATGATTCCCAAGGAGTATGTGGTTGCCAATACGGAAGCCATAACGAACCAGAACAAGGAAATCCCAGAGGACATTTCAGAGCTTGAGGATTACGAGAAGCTCGTTCTCCTAGGCGGCATCAAGGAAGTGGCGAAAATTCGCGGACTTCTAGAGAGAAGAACCAAGGTTGAGTTCTCCAGCGACGAGAGGGCGGTTGTGACCACGGAGATTACCTTTTTACCCAACTACGAGTCTGGCGGGCGCGATTTCGTCTATTCCGACACAGCCTCCTCCACGGTGCATAATACTGGGGGTTTTGGGATCAGCTATCTCGAAACGATTGCCTCCAACAGATCCTTCGTGCGTGCGGTGAGGAATGCCTTGCGGATAGATATCGCCGGTAATGACGAGCTCAACATAGCAAGCTCGTTCAGCGGCGGGCCAAGCTCGTTTTCAGAAGCTGAGATTATGGCCAACGGGAGCGACCCGTTCCACAACCTTGCCACTATGGCGGCTAAAAGGGGCTACGAGACATTCGAGGCTTTCAAAGCCAAGATCCTCGAAGCCGGAGGAATTAAGGGCATCAATCTGGATGACGTTGGAAAATGGGAAAACTGGAAAGACATCCAGCCCATCAACCAATGGACTCTCACCGAGAAACTCCATAAGCCAGCGCCGAAAAACGCTAAATAATAATAATTCCATAATACCCGTTCCCTGCGGTGGGCGGGTTCATTTTCATTAGGGTTTTATGGGTATTGTCGTCGTTGTAAGTATGGGATATGTCTAGGGTATTTCCACCCGTTACATTTATATTTCCGCTAGTTACACCGGCTGAGCAGAGAGTTAGCCAACCCCCACCGTTAACTCTCGCCCGTAGAACGGAGCCACCACTGAAAGCGTCACTGTCTATGCTGAATTCATAATTTCCGCTTTGTGGGGTCGAGGAATATAGCTGATAGCTTACATTATCTTGGAATCTGCCGGCATTTTCCCGTGGGCGAATATCCTGAGAATCCACTAAGGCCTCGTAGTAAAGGTTATTTAGGGTTGAATATTCAGTGGACAAGACAGTGTGCCTACCCGAGACTTCTATAGATATGGTTTCTGGAATTTCCCCTGTAGAGGCGTCCAGAACTAAGGTTCTGGAAACGGGCTCTCCGGAACCGTAAAACCAGTCGCTCTGATAGGCTAGATTGTCTCTTCCGCTCGTTATGTCTTTTACCGTCATGCTGTATTCAACAAGAAAATTAATGGGCAAAGTGCTCTCGCTTGAAATTGCGGTAATCTCGTTCGTAGTCGCGTAGTCCCTTCTTGTCCAAGATAGATCGAAACCCGCGCCGCCGTCGTATGATCCGTTAGTCGCAGTGTCGAGCGAGGTTGTTACAGTTGGGTAGACGATGTGGTTTATTTTCATCATCGTTGGCGGGTAGGGTCTGAGATGCCTATCGCTCATCACTACACTCGTAGCTGTAGCTGAAGCCTCGTTAAACCTACCATCTTGGTCTAGAAGGACGGGTTTTATATCGACGGGGGAGGTATCGAAAGCTTTATCCGTTAAAGAAATCCCTCCATCTAGAAAGAATATTCTATCCCCGTTATTATGGGAAGACGGAACTGTATCAAGCATACCCCGAACGACATTATTCAACCTTAAATTCGAGCCTTCATAACTATAAGTTCGGAAACCTATAAATTCCCCGCTTATATATATTAAGTTGGTTAAATTCCCCCCAATATCGGTATCGCTACTGGTATTACTTAAATAAGATGTTATTCCACTAGCTAAGTCGGGAGACCCTAGAGACAGTATTGTCCCTCCATTTCCGCTTATCACCATATCTCCACTTAAAGTTCCTGCCGGAACAAACGTTTCGGATGATCCTATCAGCTCATTGCCTAGAAGTAAGTCGTAGGAGATTTCAGGGCCGTTGGTTCTGCTGATTCCAGCCATGACACGTCTTGGGACACTGGGAAATTTAGTGTCTCTATCTATATATGCTTTAGGAGCTTCTATTATAAGCCGGTTTTCTCCAGAAATGTTCACGAGATTTCCCGAAGGTCTTTCCCAGTAATTGACCGTAGGGGTACCTAAAGCTCCGGAATATTCCAGAAATACATCCTCGATTAATCCTAGATAAACGCTGTTGTCGGCCACGTCCCCGAAATCAGCTTTTATTACTCTCACCGGTAAGTTGGATACCCCCAAAGACGATTTAGTGAAAGACAATATGTCCCCGCGATTTACATCCCAAAAAGTCCTATCCACCTTAACATTGATTTTAGCGAAAGGCCTTCCTATAGCCATAAGGTCGCGCCACACTATTTGGTTTGCCAAATTAGCGTTCTTGATTCCGGGATAGCTTGAGGAGGCGTTGATTGTCCCCCCTTGTATTTCCTTGTTCGCTATATCCTGAGCGAAACTGTAGGTTTGGTTGTAGTCTCCGGATCTGTTCTCGTAAAGAACCCTCATCTCATTAGAGGTTTCGCTCCAAGAGCCTCTAGAGTATTCCGTGACCTCTATAATATTGGTTTCGTCAAGCTGGGGGAGCGAGGAAATAGTGTATCCCCCTCTTATAAGAAGAATCTTCCATTTTCCCGTGCCCCTATCCAGATATACAGAAGAGTTGGTCTGCTTTTCAAGGAGGGATATAAGGTCGAAAGCGTCTATCTCGCTATTCAGAGTGTGGGAAAAGCCATTGCCTTCCGAGTACAGGGTGTTTGCGGCTGTAGTGAAATTAGAGGTATCGATATCTGAAGCTGATATGGCGAGACCCCAGTCAGTGTTGGTGAAAATCTCGTAGAGAATGTTCGCTGGGTTGGCGTCGTAAGACCCGATAGTGGCGTTGGCCCCAAGGCCAAGTCCGTCCGGAATCCGTTTGACCTCGAATTCCCAAGGTGATATGGTGTTGGAGTTGCCTACATATCCGTCGAAGACCAGATGGGCAAAACCCCTGTAGGCGATAGCGCCCGGGGTAACCGGATCTGGGTCCGCATCAAATGGAGTCGATTCGGCTAGATCGTCAATGTCGTCTTTCAGGGAGTTGAAGAGGCCATATGTAGTCACTCGCCTGAAGGCGCTGAGCTGCCTTTGGTCCTTTAGGGTTGAGCTCGATATTAGCTTAACGTCGGGAAGCTGTGTTTTGCTTCCCCCGTAAAAGTACGCTCGACCCTGAACCCCGCCTATGCCATGGTCGTCCCCACAGAAAAACTCGGGTTCGTCAATGGTTATTTTGGTTCCGCTATCTGATCCTGCGGCAGTTCCCTCCCAGAGAGTCTTGTCGTTAATCGAAAGTTTCTTCAGAACAACATCTTCGCCTAGGCAAATCCCAAATTGAAGAGTCAGTATATATTTATAGCCAACCGTAGTCTTGCTGAATAGGCCGGTACTTTTCCGGATTCTCTGTTTGGAAAAATTTCCGTACCAAATAAGGTTGGGACCCGAAATCTTAACCGTACCCCACACGATGGGAACAACTCTACCCTCGGTGGCCGTAGGGAAATCGAACGTGTCTAAGTTAGACCCCGGGGCGTCCCCGATCTTAGGTCTAAACAAGAACGAGACGACTAAATTAAATATAAACCAGAAAAAATCCATAATTTATTCGAGTCCAGTGCGGAAAGGGTTAGTGTGGGGAATAAACGCGAAGCCCCTATAGTTAATTATATTGTTGAATTTCGTGTGGCACTCGTCTGGTGAATGGTTACATCCAGCAATCACATTGAAAGTCTGTCCAACCATATTGAAGTCCTCCCTGAACGGAAAAAGGACTGTGCAATACTCCCCCGTCTGGCCCACAATCATTCGTTTGTCGTTTTCCGAGGAATCTGTAATGTACCCTCCGGTAGCCCAGTCATCCCCCTTGGCCGTGCCAAGCCCGCTTATACGAACTATACTCCCGACAACCGAAAGCACGGTTCCGGAATACGTAAAGGTCAGCTTGTTGGCCTGACACCACTCATCGTAGAGAACGTTGTTACA